ATGGTTACCTAATTGATTGAGAGAGAGATGATTATGAATTTTCCTACTGCGTTAAATGACTTCCGTGACTATGTTCATAGTTTCTATGGTAGAGATGGTATCTATGACCTCGGTTGTGGTATCCCTGATATCGAAGAAGCCATCATCCAGTACGCTGTGAGGTGTATGGACATTGCTGATCATTGGGGTGGCGGTGACTCTGTTGACCGTGAACGTGTTCGTGCGATCCTCGAAGACATGGGGTTCGAAGAGATCAAAAGGGCGGAGATCGGTAACCTAATGAATGACCTCGTTATGTTGATCGAGGCCAAAGAGTGTTACAATGAGACGTACTACAACAGTGAGTACCAAAGAATCACCACAAGCTTGCTGGGTTGCGCGAGACCTGATAATGTATAATTTAGATATTCGAGGTACTACCAGTCAAAAGTTGTTGGACTATGTTGGACGAGTATATAGTCACTTAGGATTGGACGAGTTCGAAGAGTGTTTATTTGATGTAGATTTCAAACCTCGTTGTGATGGCGATGCCGGCGGTTACTGTAATGCTGACGATGGACAGGTTTTTGTTGAACTTGCGCGAAGTGACTCCGAAGGTAGAATACCTATGGAAGACCTGATGGTGAATATTGCTCACGAGATGGTTCACGCAAAACAAATGGCGTCTGGTCGTCTTATCAATAATGGATTCGTTTTGAGAACAAACGATGAGGGCGATACTTGTTTGACTACGAAGCAGACCTTTGATGGTGTTGAGTATGTCAGTGTCGCCTATAAAGACCATCCTTGGGAACACGAGGCGTACGGCACTGAACGCGAAATTTATTTAACATGTAAGTGATAACTGTATTGACAAGTAATTGAAACGTGTGGTATAATAGATACCTAATTGAGTTGATAGAGAATATATAATGAATATTTTTAGATTGCATGATGACCCTACAGTATCAGCTGAGATGATGTGTGATAAACACGTGGTCAAAATGGTTACCGAGTATGGCCAACTATTGTCTACTGCGCACCGTATACTTGATGGTGAACAGTATCTGGATCGCACTAAGAATGGCAGTAAGATTAAACGTTGGAGACTTGCAGGTGACGCACAAGAACGTCTCTTGTACAAGGCATCTCACGTGAATCACCCATCAAACATCTGGTGTCGTGAGAATGACAAGAACTATCGTTGGTTGTACAAACACTTTAAGGCCTGTGCGAAAGAGTATGAATATCGTTATGGACGTGTTCATAAGACCTATACAGATTTAGGTTCCATGTTGTGGTTCGCACCTAAGAATATCAAACTGACCGCATATGAGTCAGTGATGCCACAATGTATGCCGGACGAATGTAAGAAAGATAATGTCGTCGAAGGTTACCGTAACTACTACCGTACAGAGAAACAATACTTTGCAAAATGGACTAAACGTGAAACGCCAACTTGGTTTATATGTTCTTAGATTGATGCTGGTCTTTTGGTTAGCGTTTAGTGTGGACAATGATGATGATCTCTATGGTGTGTTGTCCAGCATCCGCAGACTCAATGAGTGTAAAATAATCTATAAGGAAGGTTCATTATGAATTTGATTGGTCAACAAGTACATAGTTACTATGGTACTAATCGACCCGAGGTTTCTGGCGTTATATATGGTCATAAAGGAACCAACATTGTTCTCATTCGTTGGGATGATGGTGAACGCGAAGAAATTAATGTACACTTAATTCATCACGTGGGGTATCGCAATTCTCATGGTTCGCAACACGGTGTATTTTTCAGCGAGGTTTTTCAATAATGGAAAAGATTGTTAAATTGAACTATGACCGTAAAGTTAGATACATCTTCGACAAGGATACGTTGGAATGTGAACGACTATGTGAAATTGTGATGGAACACTATGGTCAGTTCTTGAATCCCCCGCATGGATGGGATATGGCCGTCCATAGGTTGTTTATGAAAGAGTTACGGAGTTGTGGTCTATCTGTCGATGAGTTTATCTCGAAGGAATATCCCCAAGCGCAGAAAAGTGTAACGAAACCTAAAAAGAAGCCGCAGATAACTGTCGAGGAAGAGGTTCCTAAGAAGAAACCTGTACCGCCTAAAAAGGCTCCGGTAACGAAACCTACTACGGTCAAACGAAAGACGATCGGAGCTGCGCCGCCGAAGAAGAAGAAACCGACTATCAAGAAGAAAACAATCGTTAAAAAAGTTAAATAAATGCTTGACTATTGGTTCCATAACATGTATAATGGGGACTGTGATTTGGTGATGGGGTGGTGAGTTCGAAAACTGCTACTGACTGCTATGTTTCACTCCCCATCTGTTTTTTTATTATGAGGTATGTATGCACAAGTTTATAAGTTTGCAAGGTCACGTTACGGCCACCTATGATGAGTTAGTACAAGCATTGGGTGAACCTGATTATATGATTAGTGCCGAGGATGTGGAGGACAAGGTTACGACCGAGTGGTGTTTCAAGGGATACGACTGGGCCGGAGAAGAGATCTCCATTACTGTGTATGACTGGAAGAACTTGGATAATGGCATTGACTGCCGAAGTGGAGAACCCCACCGATGGCACATTGGTGGTACCATGAAGTGTGCGGTAGATATTGTTCTTGGTCGTTTGGGACGTTGGGATAACTCTGGTGAATAGTCACTATTCATAAAATAAATGGCGAATAGTGTTGACTATATTTGAAATTGTGTTATAATAGTACCTGATTTGATTGACTACTGAGAGAATATGTTATGAATGATTTGATTGCTCGTTACGAAGAACAGGGTCTTACCCTTACTATGAACGAAGAGACTATGATCGCTCTTTGTCAACGTCCTGCTCCACGCGCCCGTCTTGGTGTCAAGAATGAGTTCCATGTCCGTTACCGTACTGTTGAACGTATGTTCGAAGCCTGCGCTGAGTTCATCGACAATCGCATTGCCGTTAAAAAGTATCGTGAAGATCAGAAGGTTGCTCAGAAAATCAAAGCGGTACAACTTGCTGCTGCTGTTAAAGTCGGTGACATCTTCGTTGACTCTTGGGGTTACGAACAGACTCAAGTTGATCTCTACCAAGTCGTCGCGAAACCTACTGCGAAGACTGTGATCGTTCGTGAGATTGCGTGTGAGACTGTCAAAGGTTCAGAAGGTTATGACTGTCGCAATGTTCGCGCTGTTCCTAATGCCTTCGTCGGTGAAGAGATGAAGAAACGTCTGGACAACTACGGCGGTTTCAAGACTTCTTCTTACTCTTGCGCCCGTCCTACTACTGCGGAAGCAGTACACTACAACAGCTGGTACTACTAATTAATTAATTGAGAGAGAGTATATATATTATGTTTAAATTTGTTGCTAAACCAAAACTGACTAACCGTCTGGATGAACAAGAATTCGTTAACGAGAACCCAAAACTTGCCGCGATGGCTGCGGTAGAGTTTCTGAATGACTACAACAAGTTAGGAAAAAAGTTCGAAGACAAGAATGGACAATATGTCCCTGCTCTGAAAGGCGAAGACTGGGTCATGGTGGGCAAGTTATCTCTTCCCGAGGGACTGTACTTCCGTGATAACAACCTGAAAGGACTTTAATATGTTGACCCATAATGACAGTACTACTGAACTCCTTACGATCCTTCAAGAAGAGTGTGCTGAAGTTATTCAGATGGCGTCTAAACTAAAACGATTTGGTCAAGACCCTGATACTCTTGAACGGTTCGTTAAAGAACTCGGTGACCTTCAGTGTATGATTGACCTCTGCCAAGAATATGACCTCGTGTCTTTCGAAGAAATTGTAAAGTACTCGGACGAAAAACGAGAGAAACTTAAAATCTGGTCTAATGTAGTGGTGGGAGATTATGAAGATGCGTGATAAACCTAAGAATCCAGTTGCGAAGTATGCTCGGAAGTATAATGTTGCGGCGGTTCATGTTGACCGTAAGAAGGAATCTAAAAAAACTGGCAAATATTTCTTGACACGAGATAAGGAATGATGTATAATGAGTACCTCTAAAGCAATGAGATACGCGATGATTCGTCGCGCAGCAATGAATGTGCAGAAAGCACAACACAAATCGAAAGTAATCAAATCTAATTTGTTACTTGCGAAAGAAGTCGAAGCTATTGACCGCGAAGACTACAAGTCCAACATTAGTTGGCATGATACTGACAAATTCGTCAACTATCATTTTAATGATGTATACCAAGCTAACAACAAAGATGAGGAATGGAACTGATGGCTGAATTAACAAATCTGATCGACTTGGGTCGATATCCAAAGAATGAAGTAGAACTGATTGCGCGAGAGTTCTTGCGTATCGTATATATCGAGTCTCTTCAAGATTATGCAGAAGAAGTGCAGAAACGATCGAAAGATGAGTCTGATGATGGTAAGATGGTCAAGAATATGGAAACTGCTCTTTCCCATATCGAAAATGTCATTGTCATGCTCGATGGCAACGAAGACTTTTTGAAGTTTATCCACGCTGAGGGAAGTGATGCGGATGCTGAAGAGGAAGGTGAATATGACCGATTCTAAAACGTTCGAATATGATGCACTCATGGAAACGCTCAAGAGTAACATTCTAGAAGTGACTTTCACTAAGGTTAATGGCGAAACACGAGTTATGCCTTGTACCTTGGTCGCTAATTTGTTACCTGTTAGCGAACAACCTAAAGTGTTAGAGACTAAAGTCGATTCCTCTGTGACCGTCAATAAGTCTGTAATTCGCGCATACGCAATCGACAAGCAAGCATGGCGTTCTTTCAAAGTAGAGAATGTTCTGTCGGTTGGGGTAATTGGTGAGTAAAAAAGCAGAGAACGCTGCGAACTTCTTAGACAGAAAAGTCTTCTCTTTCGAGATAGAGGAATTTGTCTATAAACACAAGATGTCGTACATGGATACCATTGTACACTTGTGTGAAGTAAAGGGATTAGAGATCGAGGATATAAAAAAGTATCTTACTGTTTCGATACTTGATAACCTTGAATCTGAAGCTCGTTCTTTAAATTTTCTCCCAAAACTCAATACATTGGACGTATAAATAGTAGTGCCCTAGAGGCAATCACATACTATGCCCATTGAGGCAATCAATACAATTGTTTATATTTAAGTTAATAATAGGAAAATACTATGTCATTTGCAAATTTAAAGTCCAAATCAATGGACATCTCCAAACTCGTATCTGCTGCTCAAGAAGCATCTGGCGGCGGAAACACCAACGCGAACAAATACCAAGACGATCGTAAGTGGAAACCCACTGTCGACGACTCTGGCAACGGTTATGCCGTGATTCGTTTCCTGCCTGAAGTGCAAGGCAGCGACATCCCATTCGTTCGTTATTGGGATCATGCCTTTAAAGGCCCAACCGGTCAGTGGTACATCGAACGTTCATTGACTACACTGGGTCAGAACGACCCGTTAGGCGAACTAAACTCACGTCTGTGGAACTCTGGTATCGAAGAAGATAAAGAGACCGCACGTCGTCAGAAACGTCGCCTGCACTACGTCACTAACATTCTCGTGGTTAATGATCCTGCAAATCCTGCCAACAATGGCAAGGTAATGATTTACGAGTTCGGTAAGAAAATCTTTGATAAGATCATGGACATGATGCAACCAGAATTTCCTGGCGAGACACCGGTCAACGTATTCAATTTCTGGGAAGGTGCGGACTTCGAACTGAAGATTCGTAATGTTGCTGGATATCGAAACTACGACAAGTCTGACTTCAAATCACCATCACCTCTTTTGGGTGGCGATGATACTAAGTTGGAGTCGGTGTATAATTCAATGTATGATCTAAATGAATTCACTCAACCGAATTTCCCAAATGCATTTGACCCTAATTGGTTCAAGTCTTATGATGACCTGAAAGCTAAGTTGGATACAGTATTGGGTGTTGCTACTGGAAACGGTGCGACTCTAAAGAATGAAGCCCTCAGTCAATCAGCGGAAGCTGCTCCTGCACGTGAACGGTCTGAACCGACCATCGTATCTGCCCCCGCACCTTCAGCACCTGTTGCTGATGCATCTGATGATACTCTATCGTACTTTGCTCAGATGGCTGCAGAACAATAAACCGTCCTTCCATCCTCCTAGGTATGGCGTTTAGGGACTCTTCGGAGTCCCTTTTTTTATGTTCTGGTTCCCATCATAGGGTCGAACATATCCGCGACTAGGAGAGAACCTCCGCTATTATGAATGTTCGAACTGTTGTTAATATTATTGACCTTGGTCGAACTGTCTACTGCCATTGCTGTCATAGCCATAGCGGTCTTACTTTGTTCTTTTTGTGTCTCATTGAGTGTTTGACTACTGTTGTTGGGTGTTGATTTCTGTATGTCTTGAGACTTTTGGCCGCCTGTCGCTTCTGATATATCAGTCGCAGAAACCTTTGGTGCAGAAGATATGGCCGAAATCTTATTACCAATCTCTTCCATAGGAAGTCCTTTCAGACCAACCCCAAAATCCATCTCACTAATACCGTCGAACCAACCTTCTCCAAACTTTCCGCCTTTCCACATGGCGTCAAAGAGATTTATACTTCCCGCAATAGACTTGGCAAAGTTCTCCATCTGTTCATTGATATTATCCTGATCAACTTCGATGTCGTTAAGACCCTCAATCGAAGACGTTAAGTTGCTTATTGTTGTGGAAACTTCTTCGATACCCGAAAATTTACTCGCATCAATACCTTCTAACTTCTTCAAAGAACGTGCCGTTTTACTGAAGACATCTTCATCACCACGACTGAATAATGAACCTATCATATCCATGATAGAACTTAATCCGCTCGACCCAAATAATGCCAGCATTCCTCCAGCAATAGATTTCATTCCATCACCGACCACTAACATATTCGAACCGTCTAGTGAAGATAATGGGTTTAACCCTGCTGCAAGGTTGATCATCATTGTGGACATGCCTTCGCCTGTCACACCCGCTTTAGCTAAAATATCGCCTATACCAGCAATTGCGCCAAAGAATCCCGCCAGACCAACACCCAATACGGGAAGACCTGCGGCCGCAACGACAGCAAGAGGGGAAGCAGCTAGTGCAACAATAGCACCGAGAGCAATCATCGATTTGTCGTCAAATGCATTTAGTCCCGTCGCGAAGGATACCATCATGGTGGTGAGTCCGGTACCACTTATTTTCAAAAGCTCAGCGCCTTTATCGCCCAATGCAAGACCCGCAAAAAATCCACCCAAACCAGCACCGAAGAATGTCATCCTCGCGGCACCCGCTAGACTGCCAAACTTCGCTCCAATTGCAGCGGCTACACCCATCTTTATGAGTCCATCGGTGGGGGTTTCTGCAAATGCTTCACCAAGAGTGATCATGTTCTTCTTAGTGGACTGCATATCGGCACCAATCATTGCTTGCGCCGTATCACCTAATGATAGACCAGTAAAGAATGCTCCGATACCAAAACCTAACGCACCGAGTCCCGCCGCCATACCGGCGCCCTTGGCAGCAATACCAAGACCTCCAGCAAGAGCAGCTCCCATCATGCCGGGCTTTTTGTCGGCTTTGTCGGCCCTGGCGGGCCCGGCCGACGGGGCGGACTTGCCAGATGCCGCAGCTGCGGTTTGCGATTCTTTCTTAGCTTCGAGATCGTCTAGTTTACTTTGTTCATCCAGTATTTTTCGGGCGTTGAGAGATTCCGAGATTGTGCGAATATCGGTTTTTATATTAACGAGAGTTTCGTTACCGTTGCGGACGGCATCAGTTAGGTTTTTTATTGACATTGCTGTTAATATCCTTTTTGTCTAGACCTCTCGGTCTTTTCTTTTATATCATCAATCAACATAGTCAAATAAATCTCCCTCTCCCAAGGTAACATACTTTCCACATCATCTAAAGAATAATTGAAGTTATTCAGTAGTTGAAAGTTAACTTGATAGTAGTTAGCCAAAGTGTCATGCGAGAGGTTTACTAAAAAAAATCATCCATGCCTTTTAAGACTCTATTCGAAGTCTCCCCGCATGAAGTACATTTATAGTCTATGTTCTTTTGTACACTTGGTATGTTGTTAACAAAATCAGCCAGTTTCGTGAACTGATCGGGACTCATTGATTCAATAAAATTGATTATCTCTTCTCGTGACTCATCCTTTACCGAAAACCGTTCTTCTTCTGTCTGGATAGAGTCCATGCACATGATCAACAATTCGATAAGAGATTCTGTCACACTGGTGCCTTCGAGCATATTAGGGTTGTCTACCAACTCTTGGTATGTCGGGAACCGCATTTTCACACTTACATCTTTTGTAACTTTAATAAGAGTTGGTTTAATATCGCCTTCAACTTTTACATCCGAAAGGTCTACGTCAACTTCGTTGCTTTCAGAACAAGCTGAACACGGTAGTACGATCTTGGTACTTTCTCCTACCGACTTAACACGAATGTTGGTAAATACATAATCTACATCGAACGTAGATAGTTCATTTTCTAACGGTTGTTCTACACACGAATGTATAGTTTTAACGATTGCTCGTAACAGACCCTTTCTATCTTGAGTCTCTAAAGCAATCAATAAGTTTTTCTGTTCTTTCACTAAGAACGGACGAAATGTAACGGACTGTCCGGTCGAAGGTATTGTCAGAGCATAAGTTGGTGAGTCATTCAGTCTTGGTAAAGCCATTATCTATCCTATATTATATAATAATAATTAAATTAGTCCACCTAAGTTTAGTCCCAACAGACCACTTAATAATGAACGTTTATCTTCTGCTACTTTCCAGTCAGTGTATGAGAACTGAACTGTGAATTCTACTAAACCATCCGCTTCGTTTGTTAACTGTATAGCCTGAAACGTAGTTGGGAAGGCATCCAATAGTTCTACTGTATATATAGAAGACCCACCCAAGTCGAAATTGAGGTCGAAGGGCCCGATATCGAATCCAAACCTTGCTTGGGGTTTCATCAATTGATGGATCTTAATTGATTTGGCGTATCCATTTTCGCCTAATTTATACCCAACTTCCCCAACGTCCAATCCATCGGGCACGGTTTTAGTCTCTTTCTTTTCGCCGTCAGGCCCTTCGACCTTCTCACTTTCTTCGGCAGGAACTTCCTTTGTTTTCTTGGCGGTGAACTGATCACCTACCATCAACTGTCTCCAAGTATCAAAATACTTCTTGACGCCATAGTCATTCAATACATGGAACGTCATAGAGATATCGTCGACTAAATATCCACTGACAATCTTTTCGTTATGGATGCCGATAGCACGATCTAACGTGGTGATCTGTTTTCCTGGCATATCCACTGATTTACAGAGAACATTTAACGCACGTGATCCAGCTCCCTTCATTGGAGGTAGTGTGACCATATACTGATTGGCCATTGCAATACCGTTCTTCGATATTATTCGACCCTTTAGTTCTTCTATTGACGACATTTATTATTCACCTATCATTTTTTTAGAGTCTGCATAGACTTTCTTAGAGTTCGCCTTGCGGAACTGTGCCGTCGGGAGGAATGTGGCAATCTCCCACTCTGGTGCCGGTACTAATGCAAACTTACTTTTTACGTGTGAATTCAAATAGTGTTTGAGACACGGTTTGTAGTACTTGAATTTCGATGCACGAGCGAGTAACTCATAAGTCATTTTAAAACGTGTAGTATCGTTATACTTATTGTTAGTGGTAATCTCCAACAACCCATCTAACATCTTAGCGCGTAAGATAGGAGGTAGGTAGTGAAGGTTCAATCCTAGGAATCCGCCTTCTGCGGGCCCGACGACGACCACTAAAGGAAACGTATCGTAGTATGGCAACGTTTCTTTATGCTTAGGGTCGTAGAAGAACATGTACATACCACCGACGATCTCTCGACCCGTCACTTTCAACGGTTCTTCTTTCATCAATGCTTCGCGATTGATGCTGCGGAGATTCTTAACCTTACTTTGGAACCATGCGCGAGACTCTTTGGTGCGAGGTGTAATACCAGCACGAAATGCCTGTAGTTCTAATCGGTTAAATATGTTAGACATAATATTCCTGTTTATATGCGATCATTAAGACCGATCACTTCTATTTATACAGGAACTATTTCTTCTTCTTACGAAAGGGGGCTAGTTTTTTTAATGGTTTCTTGGCACGAATACTTTGAGTGGATTTGGGCATGATACCCATAGCGGTAAGTTCTTTCTCTGTCCATACTTCAAAATGATGTCCTCGACTGTCGGCATATTCTTTCGCGGCCTTCCATTTGGACTGGTTCTTTATGAAAGTGAGTCCTTCATTCAGAAGCGTTTGACGGGTCTTCCCCTGTTTACGTTCGGGCCGCAGGGTTTCTTTGTGAGGTTTGACTTCTACAATAACTATTCTTCCAGACTTATATTTGATTACAAAATCCGTAAAGTATCGGTGAAGTTTCTTATCAGTCTCGCATATATACGGTATTACTAACTCCTCGGACATCCACTGTTCTACTTCCGGATTAATATCACACCACTTCATGACATGACGTTCCCACATGCTTCGGTAGACCACATTCTCCACGTCGCCGGCATACTTGTGCGGATTTGTGGGTTTGTATCTTCCTTTATGAGTTCGCATTTGTACTACACGTATAAATAGAGTAATCATATTTATACTAAAGGTTATTCCCAATGTCAAATCGAGATGACGTGACAAAGACGGTAGAGTCGAAATCTACTGCTCAGCCAGCACCGGCAAATGTTATCAGTTTGTTACAATACCCACTAGAAGACCAATTGAAGAGTCAACAAAGACGATATGGCGCTCAGATATCTTTTCAACTTGTCCAGATAAAACCTGTTGAAGTTAAAGGCGGCGGCGGAGCACTTGCCGATGCGGTCAAGAAGGCTAGTACAACTGTTGATGAACAGGGTCTGGCGGCCGCAGCGGGAACTGCGCTTCAGGCAGCCGGTGAGTATATCGTCGATAAAGTATCGGAAGCAGCAAGTGGTGTCTACAACTACGTGGCGGGCACTTCTGATACTGCCGAAACAAAGTCCGAGGTTGCTGGAACACCAGCTCCCACCGAAGATACGTCTGATATTTCGGTACAGGATAGGGAAGAGACTCAATTAAATCAATATATCAAACTATACCTACCCGTAGCATTTACGGTAAACGATTCCTTAAACTATAGTGACACGGATTTAGGAACACTTGGCGCAACTGCATTGGGTGTTATGAACGCGGGTGGTAGTGCAACTAAGGCAATTTCTGCCGGTCTGACCGAGGGATTAAAATCTATCGGAGACTTTGCTTCGGGTGCAGCGACAGGGGATATGGCTAGAGTTGGTCTACTACGTGCAGCTAAGTTACCTGGCATACCCGAGGAACTTAGAGCAGCTACTTCTATTGCGGGTGCAGTGACACTTAACCCTAATACCCGTGCAATGTTCAAGGGTGTTGGCGCGAACAGAGAATTTACATTTCAGTTTAAGTTTTTGCCTAAGAGTAAGGACGAAGCTGAGATGGTCAAACAAATTATCAAGAAGTTTAGAACACACGCATACCCGATATCTATAAACGCAGGGGGTATTAGCGTCGGTTACAAATATCCAGAATTGTTTAATATATCCATTAAATACAATGGACGCAATATTGAAGGCGAAGATGGGGTTGACGTTGGTACTAAGATAAAGAACTGTTTTCTGAAAACAATATCTACCAACTATAACTCTTCGGCCATGTCATTCCATGCGGACGGTAATCCAACAGAAATTGATATGACCTTAACTTTCGTCGAAGAAAGAACTCTCACTAGGAAAGATATTGAGGAAGGTTTCTAATGTCATATTTCAAAAATTTCCCTAAAATATTCTACACGTTCGGCGATGGTAGTGAAAGTGTACTCACGCAGAATATAACTGCTTACGCTGAAGTCTTGGATGAAGTGAAATCGGCTGCATCATTCTATCAAGATTATTATATTAGAGATGGGGAGAGACCTGATCACGTAGCTACGGTATTATATGATAATCCGGAGTTACATTGGGTATTCTATTTGATGAACGATAAGATCCGTGAACGAGGGTGGCCACTAAAAAATAGTGAACTTGCTACTAAGATTTTAGAAGACTTTCCGAACATTACTTTAATTGCCGATGATCCTGAATTATATAATAAATTTCAGGTCGGTCAATTTGTCGTAGGGTTCACGGCCGACCCTGATGAACCAACTGCCGCCGCGAAAATCATACACCGAGACCTTTCTCTGGGACAAATAATCATAGAAGTTTTTAATGGTTCTTTCACTAACGTCACACACGTGACCAGTCAG